GCAGTAAAAGAAACAAACAAAACAGAAAACAAACAGTCAGCCTCGTCTGACATTACAGCAGGAGCGTGAATAAATGGCATCAGCACAACCATCGGTACGCAGTTACGTCGGTATTGCTAAAGAAGTAACTCCGGGAACACCAGTAAATGCAACTGATTTTATTCCACTGGCTAAAGATTCATTAAAACCAGTAGATATTATTGCACCACTCTACGACACAGGACTTCGTGGTTCTATGGCGCAGAATTACAATTACATTCAAGGTCGTCGCCACACAGAAATTGATCTAGGTGGTCCAGTATTCGCTGACACAGTCGGCTACTGGTTAGGCGGAATTATGGGTTCAGTTGCAACCACAGGAGTATCTGCACCTTTCACACATGTAATTTCATTGAAAAATGCAACAGGCATTGGAGCAGACGCACAACCTACATCTTTCACTCTGGAAGATATGTATGTTGCTGAGAATCGCTACTATCCGGGTTGCAAAGTCACTAATTTCACTTTCAATTTTAACTCAGAAGGTATGCTTGAATACACAGCGAAACTTATGGGTTTTCCGTCAACAACTACAGCAGTAACAGCACCATCGTTCAGCACAGTAGTTCCAACTCCTGTATGGCGTGGTTCAGTTTCTATTGGTGGCTCAACAATTGGTTACACAACTGATGGTTCATTGACAGTATCTCGTTCAGCAGAAGCAATCTTCGGTATTGACACAACACAAGGTCCATACGAAATCTTCGTGGGAGCGTTGGATACAACAGGTAATTTTACATTCGTTATGGAAAACGATGCTGAATTAACTCGTTTCTTATCTAATACTCAACCTGCATTAACACTTACCTTCGCACAAGGCGCAGGAGCATCTGCTACCTCTATTGCTTTTACAATCACTAAAGGTGCTTATACTGCTGCTGCCATTGATCGTTCAGCCGATCATGTTTCAATCGCTGTTGATTTCTCAGCAATTGCAAACACAACTGATGCTGGCTCAACAGGTGGTTACGCTCCAATCAAATGGACGCTTCAGAATGCTGTTGCTTCTGGTACATATCAGTAGCATCTAGCGCAAATCGGTAAGTGGGGAATTCAAGTGAATGTGCCGCCTTCCCACATTCTGCCCCACTTACCTCTATAATAACGGAAGGCAACTACGGGAGGAAAATCATGACAGAAAAAAATAAAGTATCTTTACCTTCAGGTGGCTGGGCTGTATTCAAGGACCCAACTACTTTGCGAGTAAAAGATCGCAAGAAAATCTTAAAAAATGCAAACAACGAAGAAGGCTTAATGCAAGCATTATCTATCGTTGATGGTTTGATTGCTTGCTTAGTGGAAGAATGGTCGTTTGATTACATAATTCCATCAATCAAAATCACTAGCCTAGAAGAATTGACTATGGCTGATTATGATGTATTAGCAGAAGAAGCAGGCAAAGCCCAAAAAGTATTGTTCCCATCATTAGCAAAAACAGACGAATCTGAGAAAGATGTTGATAGCCCTTTCGACGACTCCAGCGACTAAAGTGGGTGCTTGAAGGCAAAGAAAGGCACGAAGCCTTTACTTATCCTGATGATGAGTGGTCATATTATGTGGCTGCTGAAAAGTTCGGCTGGACGATAAACGAGATAGATGAACAACCTGCTTATCTATTTGACTGGCTTGTTGCTATTTCTATTGCAGTAGATGAAGTGAAAGCGAAAAAAATTGATTCCAAATAATTTGAAATTAGTGAAGTCAGCGTGGGGCGTGGCAGGTAAAAGTGTTGATTTATCTGCTAGAGCAGCACGAGATGCTATGATGGCTGCATTAATTCAATTATCAAAAGAAGAAATTCAAGGCAAAAGACCTAAGAATCAAAAGGCATGGCAAGGTTTTCCAACCCCACCTATGAACAGAACTGGCGATTTGCGTCGTTCTATAACAGGCGAAAAATTTACTATTGGGTTCGCTAACTACTCAGCGATTGTAGGACCAACAATAATCTATGGTCGCCGAGTTGAATTAGGTGGTGGTAATTGGAGACCAGGAGTAAGATTCCCATACATGGAACCTGCTTATGAGAAATTCCGTTCAGTATATCCTCAAATCGTTAATAAATTTATTGGAAGGTTGAAATAATGCTTGGTAGTTTCCTTCCCCCAGTAGTATTTGAAGTCACAGCAAACGCTACACAAGCATTGGCTAGTTTCAAACAAGTCAATACTCAACTTTCTTTAATGGAAGCACAAGCATTGAAAACTGGTAAAGCATTGACTGGTTTTCAAAAAGCAGCAATAGTTGGTAGCAAAGCAATCAAAGTAATGACTGGTTCATTCTTAGTTGCTGCTGGTATTGGCGTAAAAATGGCCATGGATTTAGAAAAATCCTTGAATCGTTTAGGCACAACATTAACTGCTTTAGGTTTATCAACTGCCGAAAATCGAAAACAAATAAGTTTATTAGTTGACAGTTATGAAGAATTAGGTTTCGGTTCAGAAGACGCAGCCGACGCTTATGGTCGTTTAATTACAATGACCAAAAATGTTGAAACTAGTAATCGTTTATTAGCCATGTCTGCTGATTTGGCTCGTGCTCGTACCATGTCTTTAGAGAGCGCAGCATCATTATTGGCTAGAGCCCAAATGGGCAATACAAGAGTATTCCGTCAATTCGGCATTACTTTAGATGCTACTAAACCAAAAGCATTGGCTATTGAAGAAGCGATGGGCAAATTAGAAGCCCGATTAAGCGGTCAAGCACTAGCATACACAAAAACATTCGCTGGTCAATTAGCAGTAATGAATGAATCATTAGGCGATATTTTTGAAACAATTGGTATGAAATTATTACCAATGCTTAATAAATTGTTAGAAAAACTTAAAGGCACTGGCAAATTCATGAAAGATTATGCCAAAGAAATAGAGGCTGCTGCTACTGCTATTACAGTTCTATTGATTCCTGCGGTAGTAAATTTAACTAAAAAACTTGCCGCATTAGCATTGACATTACTTAAGTCACCAATAGTGAGAATCATAGCATTAGTTTACGGACTTGCTTACGCATTCAATCGTGCTTCAGGTCAAGCAAATAGTTTTGCCAAAATATTTGGTGGCGTCGCTGACAAAGTTTTAGCCATGATAAGTATGGTAGTCAATGGTGTTGAAAATCTAGTTCAGACTATGATGTATTTTGCCAAGGCTGGATTAATGGCTCGTAAAGCATTTCAAGACCTGAAAGGCGACCGAGAAGGTGCTGCTGCTACTCAAAAAGAATTAGATGCGTGGGAAAAAGAATATCGTGCGATAGATAACTGGTCTGGCAATATTGAAAAAGCCAGACAAAAAATACGAGATTTCCAAAAAGACTATAAAGGTTTACAACTAGAAACGATCATTCCACAAATTCCGGGGTTCGGCGATGGCACATTTGTTGATGATACAACTGGTGGCGTCAATGCTTTAGGTGAGGCGTTGATCAATGCTAAACAAAGAATTCAAGATTTCAATGCAGAGTTAAAATCTACTTTCGTTGACCTTAAAGGCGCATGGGCGAGTATTGCTGGTCGTGATTTCAATGCTGCAATTCAAGAAGGTTTATTAAATCCTATTGACAAACTTGTAACTAAAACTAATACAGCCGTAACAGCGTATCAAGAGGCATCAAAAAATTATCAAACAGCATTAAATTCATTAACTGCTGCGCAAAATAAATACACAAGCGCAGTTCAAGGTGGCAATAAAGCCATAATTGCTTCAACCGAAAGCGCATTAAAGCGTGCTGAAACTTTAGTTACAGATTTACAAACAAGCATGGGTGACGCTCTCGCTGACATCGCACAATTGCAACAAGAAATGATTGACGCAGTTATTGAATCCGAAAACAAAATAACTGAATTGCGTGCCGAGCGAACCAAAGTATTACAAGATGGCATGAGGGCTGAACTAGAGTTACAGAAAGACTACAATCAGAAAGTAGCACAATTACAAAAAGACGCTGCTGATCGTAGTGCTGAAATAGTCAAACAATCAGTAGATCAAATTAGAAACGCATTCAAGAGTGCGACCTATAAAGGTATAGGTAATATATTCTCAGATTTGACATTTGAGGGCAAATATCTTGCTGGTGGTTCTATTGACGCTATCACTAAAGCATTAGCCAAACAAGCAGAAAAAGCAACATCACTTGCTGATAAAGCAGGCAAATTGCAAGCACTTGGATTTACTCAAACATTTATTGAAGAAGTAATATCACAAGGTCCAGATGTTGGTGGCGCATTAGCCGATATTATTTTGGCTGGCAACTCAGAGTCAATTAAACAATTACAATCATATTGGCTTGCTTTAGAAAAAGTATCTTCTCACGGCGTAGATAATTTAGCCAAAACCTTGAATTCTGGCATGACTCTTGCGACAGAAGAATTAACTGCATCATTAGCCAATGTTCAAACAGAATTAACATCTGCGTTGTCTGAAGCATACAATGAATATTCGGATTCATTAACAGAAATTCGTGCTAAAACAGCAGAACAAATCAAAGTAATTGATGATCAAATCACTCAGTTGATTGCTAAAATTGCACAACTTAAAGCAGCATTAGAATCATTAGCCACTTTGAACGCACCCGGAACAGCCCCAACTCAAACTTCATCAGGCGTGCCAATAGGTTCAACTTTAAGTTATCAACTAAGTACTGTTAATTCCAAATTATTAGAATCAATAGTATCTGGTGCTAGTGCGGTACAAGTAGGCGAGCAAACTAGATTAGATATGCTAAAACAAGGCGCATCAGTATCAGGTGCTGCTTCTAGTGCTAGATATACAGCGCAAGCAATCGCATATTTTCAATCAGAATTAGCAAAAGAAAAAGCAGCAGGTACTACATCGATTACTATTAACGCCAACACTAATGCTTCGTCACAGTTGATTGCTAATGATGTAGGATGGGCTATCAGAACTTCATCAGATGTGCAATACAATGCACCTCGTGGTGCACGCAGAATAGAGTAAATAATGCCAGTAGTTAGTTTACTTAATTATCGTTTTGCATTTAATGATTTTGAGTTTGGTGGCGGAAATTCACCATATCAGATTATGACTCTTGACGGATTAGAAGATTTACCTGTTATCCGTAGCCAAGACGATAATCGTGGTTATCAAGATGGCATGTGGACAGGTAGAGATTTTCTATCAGGTCGCACACTAACATTTACTATTCTAGTATTTGGCGATTCAAATAACAGTATGCAAGAAAATCTAAATTTGCTTCAAGCAGCGTTAGTACCACAGCAATCTGGTACTGGGTTATTACAGTTTCAACTTCCCGGAGATGATCTGCAAAGAATCAATGCTCGTGTTCGTCGCAGGGCTATACAAATCAATACTGATTATTCATCAGGTCGTGCGACTGTTATGTATGAATTTTTTTGTCCAGACCCAAGATATTATGATGATCAAGAGCGAACAACTGACTTAACTAATGCTATTGCCGTTGCTGGAAGAACCTACAATCGTGTATATACAGCCACCGCAACTAATCCATCAAACCCTAACGATACTGGTATGTCATACGGCTCAGGTTCAACCTCTGCCAACTTGATCACTAATGATGGCTGGACTACTACCTATCCGATCATCACAATTACTGGACCTGCTATTAACCCTAAAGTCACAAATGTTACTGCTGGTGCGTTCTTGTTGATAGATCAAACACTAGGAACTGGCGATGTATTAGAACTTAATACAGATTACAGAACCGTAACACTCAACGGCATTAACAGACGAGCAATACTTAATAACTCATCAACTTGGTTTGCTGCTCCACCCGGAACTTCATACTATACTTTCCTTGCTACTGGTACAGATGGAAATACTTCATGTGTAGTCAGTTGGCGGAATGCTTACATTTAGGAGAATAAATGGCATTAAGAACCCCACCATCATGGCTACAAAATGGTTCTCACCCTGCTGAGAATGATCGTTTAACTACAACAGGTATCTTGTGGAAATCACAAGGCGTATCTGATTATGGTTCAATGAAAGTATCACAATCAGCAACTCCTGCCATGTCTGTATCTGTTGCTGCTGGTCATGCGTTGATTGCGGGAACACAAACTTCTAATCAAGGTTTTTATATCGCTTACAACGATGCTGCTGCAACTGTTGCTATTGCTACGGCTTCACCTACGCTTCCTAGAATTGATCGAATTGTCGTAACAGTTCAAGATTCATTTTATGGCGGAACTGCGAACAATCAAGTTATTTATCAATCATTAACTGGAACTCCTAACGCAAGCCCAGTTGCTCCTGCTACACCTGCTAACTCAATCAGCCTTGCAACTATTACTGTTGCCGCTAATCAAACAACAGTTGTAAATGGTAATATCACAGATACTCGACCAACCGCACAACTTAGCGAAAACTCATTTACTTCACAAGCCACAGCAGCCAATACATTAACAATCAATGGAATTACTTCACAAACTGGTAAAGCGTTACGCATCAACGACAATACAGGTACACAAAAGTTTGCCGTATCAGTTGATGGAACTCTTACATTTCAAGACGGAACAACTCAAACTACTGCCGCAACCTACGATCCTAATTTAACGATCAATGCGCAAACAGGTACTACATATACCGTAGTGGCTGGCGATGCGCAAAAATTGATTACTCTTGCTAATGCTTCACCAATAACATTAACAATCGCTTCAAACGCTACTCAGGCTTTGCCGGTAGGAACACAGGTAACAATATCTCAATATGGCGCAGGTCAAGTAACAGTTGTTGGTGCTTCTAGCCCAGTAGCCGTAACAATAGTATCCACTGGTGCGACATCTAACTCGCCTAAGTTAAGAGCGCAGTATTCTACTGCTACACTTATCCAGACATCTACGGACAACTGGTTGGTGGTGGGAGATATTTCATGAGTCGTTTAGCATTAACTCCTACTAATGTTCCAGCGAGCGCAACAGATATTACATATCCTACGCTTCGTGCTGGCGACTTGTATTACAACACTTCAACAGGATTAAAAGTTTATACTGGCTCTGCATGGGAATCAGTATCATCAACATCACTAACAGAAATAGATGCAGGTATGTTTGACGGAATCGCACCTTATATGGGTGGCGCAAATCCTTCTGACACCGCAACACAAACAGTTAATGGGGGAACTCCATAATGGCAGTCGTAACGCAAATTCAAGTCCGCAG